CTTACGACTCGATTTATTAGCAAAGAAGTCATCAATAACTGCTTGTGGTAACATTCCTGTTCCAAAGCTGGCGATAACTTCACGGTCTTCAAAAGACATCACTTCATCAGCAAAGCCTTTTTCAACCGCTTCTTCAGCACTCATGAAAGTCTCGTTTTTCATCATGTCGATGATAACAGATTCTTCAAGGCCTGTTTTAGACACATAAGCATTAACAATGGCTCGGTCGCTTGCTTTTAAAGCATTTGACGCTTTTTCCAAATCATCGCTATTGCCTGAAACCCATGGTAATAATGCTTTATGGATCATAATTTGAGCAGTTGGACTCATACGAACCGTATCTGCTCCCATGATTGCGACACTTGCAGCACTTGCAGCCATCCCAGTCACTTCAACCGTGACACGCCCAGGATAGGAACGTAATGCAGTATAGATTTCACTTCCAACAGTCACTAAACCACCGTTCGAGTTAACCTCTAACACCACATCGCTTCCGTCTTCTGGGAAAGCATCAACCACAGATTTAGCACTGACCGCTTCCATCCCGAAATAATCATAGACTTCTTGTTGATTATTCGAGATCAGCGGACCCTTCATCTTGATTCTCTTTGGCATCTCTTGTCTCACCTCCTTTCATTGACTGATATTCTTCTTTTTTATCTAAGAAGACATAGTTTAAGTTAGATAAATAGCGGTCCATATTCGGGTCGCTCGAACGTTCTTTACCAAGTTCAATTAGTGCTTGGTTAGGTGTCAGGATTTGATTGTTAACAAGTTTCACCAACTCATCAACATTACGACCCGTAACACTACGAGTATCAAATTCAACACGATATTTTCTACGTTCTTCATCATCTAGCACTTTTAACCCTAACTCACTAGTGATTGCATCAAAATAAAAAGGAAGGTCGTTGGTAACATAATCTTCCGTCAACTGAGCGACAGACTGGTTTGGACTGTTCACTCCCAATTTAAAGCTAGGGACTCGCAAAGCTTTAGCGATTTGGGCAGTTGAAAAGTTATTTGACGTAATCAACTGCAAGACATTTGTATCAATTTCAAGAGGGGTATACTCTTGAGTATCGTCAAATACAAGCGGACTTCCACCAGTTGAACCTTCACGCATTTTCTCGAAGTCCATACGTGCTTTCTGCCTAGCTTCGCCGTTTAACTGAGCGCCTTTTAGTTTAATAATTCCACTCGAAAAACCATCGCGGAAAAACTTAATTAAGGTGTTAATTCCACCATTTTGGAGACTGATTTCATCTCCAAGAGACAACAATGGAGAGCGTCCAAGTATCGTGTCGTGACTAAAGAATTTCCAATGAATAACATCATCAGAGTTACACCTTATCTCTTTACCACTCAACTGGTCACGGAACGTATATATCAGTTCGTGGTTATTGGTTTCTTCAACAGTCGTTTCAGACGGCCTAAAGAACTGAAATTCCATTGCTTTGCCAGTTGCAGGATCTCTAAGAATACGAGAAAATGAATTCCCAGTTAAAATGGTATTGACTGTCATTGCGAATTTCCACTGTCTAGCCGAAGCGTTACCAGTTGCTTTCACATTAAGAAGGTAGTTCATATTCTCATCTATCTCAATATTCCCCATTAAATCTTTTTTTAACAAAGGGAAACGTGCCACATCACCAGCGATAATAGATACTGCAGTCAAGACATCACTATTTTTTAAAGCCTTAATACCAGTATATTCCGGGCTTGAATTGGCAGATACCACCGATGATATATAGTCGTCATAAGATAATTTTGACGACCCTAAAGATTGAAAAAAAGCCATTAGATTCTCACCTCCTTTCTATTTTTGGGTACAAAAAAAGCACCGATTGGTGCTTCTTCTATTCTTTCCATAAACCATCGCCATAAGATACAGTATAAGGTCCATCATTTTTAACCGTGTAGTATAAAGTAACACTTGCTTTCATTCCAGCTGCTAATGTTTGAGGGATATTGTTGTGATATGTTTTAGCATTAAAAATCCCTATTTCTGATTTTGAATCATACACATTAAAAGACTGGAAGTTAACCCTCAAAGGATTGTCAGTTGTATTTTCTAGCACGACGTCAATTGCTATCTGTTTATAACCAGATTTTACATCAAGCATTTCTACATCCGATGCATCGTAAATTTTATTGACAGTTGCTTTTGAACCATCGCTAAATTTACCACTATCTCCTAATTTTAAACTATTTTTAGTTTTAGTTGACGGTTTATTAGCAGATTCGATTTTACTAGAAGATAAATCCGAAGAGGGAGATGGTGTTGTTGAAGACGACGTATTTTGTTCAGTACCAGTTGCATTATAATGAATGTCTTTATCCTTAGCACTATAGTATACATTATGCTTAGCAAGCGCATTATTAATGTTAACGTTCTCTGAATCGATTACGTGCACTAAAATCATTAAAAACAAGATGATAATACCAAATACAATTGTTGTCCAGAACAACGGTTGCTTATAAACTGGTTTTTTTGTCATATTAGACACCTCCTAAAATTAACTCATTCTAACAAATTTTAGGATTTTTTTCAACATCACTTCGTTTTATCAATATATGCACCTATCAGGCACAATATCAATCCTGTAGCTATGTAACCAAAAACTTCACCTATCAAGAAAATACCGTAGATGAAGAAAGACAATCCAGCTAATAGCAAGATTGTATGTATTTGATTTAAAAACCTCAAAATAGCGAATCTCCTTTCAAAATTTTCTCATTCGTCCAGTAACCTGTACCGTCAAATGGTTCTAAATAGCAAGCTGCATACGCATCTAAAAGAGCGTCCAAAGGGTCAATTTTATTGCTATTTTTATTCTTATCTATCCTCATACCGTTGTTATCGACACGAGTATAAGCGTTATTCACTGCCATAGTTAGCAACTGATTTCCACTATGTTTTATCTTCCCTAATCGGACATCATCACGGAATTGTTTAGTAGGCATATTCAATACCATTGTCGTTTGTGGTATTTGTGTCAAAGGCCATTCAGGATGTCGTTTCTCAATCATGGTCAATAACGAACCAAACTGGTAAGGGTCAAAATAAATCCCTTGTAATTCCCAATCATTCTCATAAACCATTTCTTCAATTTTCTCAAGAACACGCTCATCATCGATAACACCACTTTCAAGAGTGGTAATCTCGCATTCACCCATTCGCTCAAGGTTGGTATAAGAAACACCATCTCGTTTCTCTTTGGCAATCAAGCCATACTTGGTAGCTACAAAAGAAAAACTATCCGCATACCAATAATCATCCATCATCACCATTGGAGAAATAGAAAACAAGTCGCTTGACCTACCTACGTCAACACCTAGCCAAACTCTACGTTTTCTCGTATCTGGTTTATCAATCTTAACTTTAGACCAACTTTCTTTATCCATGTAAGACTCTTCAGAGGATTGTCTCCACATGTTGAAGTTTTTAACTAGGATTTCATTTATTGTTCCTGTCTCAAGCGCTACCTTCCTACGTTTGCGAAGATAATCCATCATCTTTTCGTGAAGCGCTTCGACTTCAAGAATTGGATTTGATTTTATCCAGTTCTTTTCATCTTTGATTTCCTCTTCATCATCTTGTTCAGCAATGAAGGCAAAGTATTCATCGTTTTCAACTTCTTCATCGAGAAGTTTTTCGATATACGCATACTCGATAGTGTGCATTGGTACGTTTAAATCAAATCCAGCAGTTGAGATAATCAAAATCAATGGATTGTCTAACTGACCTTGACCAGATTCGAGAAGTTCAATCATCTCATTGGTTTTAGACGCTGCAAACTCATCTAAAATACCAACATACGGCTCAAATCCATCGACTGCCCCTGTATCTCGACTCAATGCACGAACATAACTCTCATCATTCAAATTACGAAGTTCATCACGCACGATTTTAGTCGCTTTCCGAATATCTTCATCTTGCGCTCTCAAAGCATCTAACTGCTTACGGATCATATCGTATGCGATACGAGCCTGAGAACGGTCGTTAGCGGTACAGAAGAGTTGTCGGCTCATAGAAGGGTTCCGGCCAAATAAAAACTCGTACAGGGCAATCCCTGCGACGAGAATGGTCTTTCCGTTCTTTCTGGCCAAACTGATTAAGGCTTTTTTAAATCGCCTTATCGATGTATCGGACTTTTTTCGCCATCCGTACAAACTCGACAAGATGAATTTCTGAAAGTCAGCCAGTGGATATGGCTTGCCAGTCTTTACATCTGGTAGCATTTCGATAAAATCAATCGGATTTTTAGCTTTGTCAGGTAAATAAATATATGGAAAGTCATCATCACTCATACGCTCCAAATCTCTCAAATGACGTTTGCAAGCTTTTATAACTTTTTGGCTCGCATTAATATCGCCATTAACTACTTTTAAAGCGTATCGATAAGCTACATCTTCCACATAATCACCTCCTAACTACCAAATTTATCAAAAATACTCTCTTTCTTTTCTTCAACTTGTGGCACAAATAACTTCATGCGACTATCTACAGTTAATCCCAACTGCGATGCTGCTCTTGATAGATTAGTAGTAGCACGCTCTAAACTATACAACATCTTATTTGGTAAAATCTTACCTTTTTCTGTTTCATAAACATACCCTTCCTTTTGCAATCCACGAGAGATTTCTTTGTAGACTGCATACCAGGTACAGTAGGTTTCTAATACTGCCCGGTCTAGGTTTCTTAGGGGTAGCTTTCTAAGGTCTTCAATCACACGTTTGTATTCTGCTTTCGCAATCGGATCAAAGTGTTTTGGTGGCGTTAATTGCAAAGTGTCCAAACCGTCAGAAGCCTTATCCTGCATGGTTTTTTTGGCGATTTTCTCTTCTTTTGTTAAATGACTTTTAGTCGATTCTACTATCTTCATTTTCCGTCCCATGAGACACCTCCTTTACATCATTTTTTACAGTTAAAACATTTCAAAAACGGAATTT